CTTATTCATAAACTATTAATAAACTGCCTAAGTGGATCATCTAAACTTCTACGAACCCTTTTAATAAAAAAAACATCATTGGTGTTTAACATTTCACCACGCCAATCAGACGATTGATTGTCTTTTACCAAAAACTCTTTAACCTTATCAATAGAAGGACCACCTTCATAATCACCTACATTTTCACAAAGTGCCATAGCAGTTCTTACCATTTTTTTCTTATCAGAAAAGGCATAACACAATGTTGGCATAACAACTTCTTCAATACAACCATGGGGCCAAGTCATAAAGTTTTGGTATGGTTCAATCCATTCAATCAAAGATTTAAATATTTCTTTACTACAATGAGTACCTTCGGCAAAATTATTTAAAATTTCTTCTTTTGTTATTAAGGAAAGTATATTGGTATTTTCAACCATAATGTTGCATCTTGTTTCATCTTTCATTTGCCAAGAGTAATAAGATGAATCGGTACCTTTATAATAATCTTCTATACCATGTTTAATAAACATCATGTTGCTATGAAAAATACAATGGTAATCATATTCAATATGTTCAGAAAAATGAAAATTTGAAGCAATAATACCAAGCATTGAAGTAAATTTGATATGATTAAATCTGGTCGGATTCACATGTACATTAGAATATCTCTGTGAAATAGTTTCATCAAAGTCAGTAAACGAAGCATTGGCATGTAAAACAATAATAGGATGATTTACATACTTCTGTATGTTTTGAATAAGGTTTTCCACTACCAAATTGTTTTCATGCACAGCTATGGAAAAAAGTATTTTTAATTCATTGCTCATATTTACCACATAATGTTGTTGACATGTGCTTGACAAGTGTGTATAGTCGAGTATGTCCTTGGTTGAAAGTATTAATGGATTGTATCTCCATTATTCCTAAGTTCTTCAAATTCATTTATCATTTCTTGTATTTCATCATCATCTAAATCATCAATGGCGTTCTTTGCAGCCAATAATGTTTTAATCTTTTCCACAGTATTACAATAATATTCACAGAAATCATCTGCTGGTTCTAATACTGCTATTATATCTTTGTGTGTTAATTCAATTTCATTTTTCTTAATCAGTTGTACCGGTAACCAATGCCTCATAATTAATCCAGAGGAGTTGTGACGGAAATCAATTTCAAATGACATAGGTTCTTCTAATTTGTAATTACCATATTCATTAGTTGTTAATGTACCTACTAAATCTTCACCATTATGTAATTTGACTATTCTAATATTATCCATTTTTTAGTCCTATCTTATAGATTTTGAATGGGAACTTCTCCTCATTATATATCTTAGTTCTTTCCACGAAATGTTTTAAGGTATAATTCATATGTTTTTTATATCTAAGGTCATCAGATATATCATACAGAGTGGCTATTTCTTTGCCATCATTCTGTCGTAAGCCTCGTCCAATACTTTGCAAAGTTCGAATACTCGATTTTGTTGGCATTGCAAATATAATGTTATGCAGGTTCCTAATATTAATTCCAGTGCTAAAAGTCCCAAAAGAAGCCACAATAATAGCATCGTTTTCTATCTCCATAATCTTTCTAATATCTTCACGGTCTGTTGTGTCAACACCACCATGAATAAAGAAAACTTTTCTGTTGCCAATCTTCTCTGTATCCTTTATCATATCATACAGTATTTTGCCATGTTTGTCAACCATTTGATATAATACGAGTGTATTTTTACCTAGGCTAACTGCAAGATTCTTAATGAACTTATTACGAGTTTCATGTGAAATGAGATACTGAATTTCTTCAGCATAAGTTTTATCTTTTACGAGTAAACATTCTTCATCGGTATGTTTTAATACAAGACATTTAATCTCAAAGTTAGACAGCTGATCTTTATCAATCAATTCTTTTGTGGTAATAACTTTTTTAATAGAACCAAATAAACCTTCTAATACCAATTTATGTGTTTTAGTTCCATCTAATGTACCTGTAAGACCAATACGGTATTTAGCATTAATACAAGATGTAAGAATTGTGGTTAAAGATTGTGCTTTAAAGTTATGTGCCTCATCACCAACCACATAATCAAACTGTTCAAAATATTCTTTTGGCATTTTATACAATGACTGCCAAGTGGATATTGTCAACGGTTTATCGGTGTTTTTATCTTTACCTTGGTAGATACGATGTATGTGTTCTTCCATACTGCCATTATTATAATCACCAAAGTCTGAGAATAACTGTTCAACCAAAGATGTGGTTGGAACAATAACAAGTCCTTTTAATTCTTGGTATTGCCAGAGCTGTCTGAATAACAGGTAGATGATGAGTGATTTGCCTGATGCTGTTGGAGATAAGAGTAACGATCTTCGTTTCTGCATTGCATGAACAAAGGCATTAATCTGGTGTTCTCTAACTTCAATTGGTTCGCCACGAGCATGTGGGTTAATTTGTGTGATAAATTTTTTCGCATGATATACCGAGTATTCGTCTTCCGTATCTAAATTGTTTTCGTACTCATATGTGTAATCTCTTGTTTCACAGAACTGTTTAATATAATCTAAAAGCCCTAAGTACAGTTGTGATGTTTGTAGGCTATACAATCTTATCTTTCCATCCCAAACTCTATTACGATAGGCAGGAACAAACTGGTAACCAGGAACAAAGAATGTAAAGAACTCCGATAACTCTTGTGCTATGTGTTTTTCACAGGTTATCTTGGCATATACTTCATTCTTTTTGGAGATTATTATATCATTGACCGCCAATAAATCTCTCCCATGATATGTATTCTCTCAACTGCCACGTTCTTTGTTTCAATTCATTTAAAATGGATTCAAGTACAGATACCGTTTCTTCATGGTATACTTTCTTCTCTAACATCTTAATCATGTCATCATCACCATCTAAGTAGGCATTGATGTCTGATTTTAATACAAATTGAAATGGTGTCCATCCACGAGCATCAAGTTCTTCTTGGTCCATACGACCAGAATAATACTCAATCTTTATCTTACGCATACGCTGGTAATCAAAGTGTGCCTTTTTGGAAGCAATCTTATGTTTGGTAAGAATTGAGAGATATTTGTTGTGTAGTTTAGGAATCTTTAACATTTCCTTACCTGGTTCGGTTTGGTCAATGTCCGTATCAGATTCCCAATACTTTAATATTTGTTCTAAATTTTCCATAATGTAATAAAAATGTTATTTTAAACCTTTATAATAACACAAATATGTTACCTTGTCAAGTTAAATCGTTTCAAATAAGTGGTAATCAAAAACAAAGGAGGCAGAAGCGTAGATGATATCATCTGCCGTCATTTTGGTATCAAACTGTATGTCTGATAAGGAGATAGGGAAAGCATTTACAAACTTCACCCTAAGTGTTGGATTGTTTAGATTATTTAATACTGTTAATGTAGCATCACCATAATTCTTTAATGCTCCAGACTTGTTTAAGTTCTGTATATCTGTCAACCTTTTCCTTTCAGAAAAACTCTCTGGTGCTGCGATGGAACGGAACCAGTCATATAACTGACGCCAACTGTCCAGCTTCTCATCAACCGCAAAATCAATGTTTAACTGATTGTAAGCAATCTTATTACCAGGCGCATATATGTCTGCACTTGGTGTGAAGATTGGGGCCTGTCCTATACTTACTCCTGGTATGTTTACCGCTTGGCAGAAGTATTGAGTAGAGCCAATTCTATCAAAAGTCAACAGGTATTTTGTTGGTTGTAGATAGTTGGTGTTTTGTGGGATTCTAGTAAGTGCTGTCATACTAGTATTTATATGGCCAAAAAAAAGACCACCCGGAAGGTGGTCTTTGAAATATCACTCTGAGGTGATTTTTTTTATTACTATTACATGAGGTTCTTAACACCAAACAAACGATAGTAAACGTTGGTACGAGCCAACAATTTGCCATTGTCTGGACCAGCATTGTAAGCACCTTGTGAGAATGGGTTTGCAACCATTCCATAACGTGTCTTAAAGCCAATCTTAGGTTGGAATGTGTACTGATCAACAGCACGAACCATTTGGAGAGGAACGTATGGGCAATAGAACAAACCTGCGTCATACGGACTTGTACCTTTGTAACCAATTGTAACCAACTCTTGGTTGCTTGTGTAGCCACCAAAGTATGGGTCAATGTATACCTTGATACGACCATGTAACAAACCAGCAAATGTATTGCCTGTGTCATCTACTTGCAAATCTGTTTGTAGAGCAGGAGTGTATGAAAGAACACCAGCCATAGCCATTGCAGATGCTACGTCTGAAGATACAATCAATACGTTACCTTTTCCACGGCGAGTCTGCTTAGCAATTACGTTAGCATCACGCTCGATTTGAAAAATTAAACCTTTGAAACGCTCAACTGACCAACGACCGTTAGAGTCTGTATCTAAGTCAAAGAAACCGGCAGTAGTTGTACCAAACTGAGCACCAGGAACAGCACAGGTGTAGATTGTACGAATAACTTCACGGTTAATTTCAGCCAAGATTTCTGTAGACAGAATGTTTGACAATTCTGTTTCAGCGTCAAGACCATGGATTGCTTTCAAATCTTGAGCAAGTTCTAAACTGTATTCAGCTTTCAAAGCACGGCTTTGAGCAGTTACAGTAACTTTCTCAATAGAGAAGGCCATTTGTTGAAACACACGGCTGTCATCGTTGATACCTAAGAATTCAGCGTTAGCTGTAGGCATTCCAATACCAGAAGTAGTTGTGTTACCTGCTGGGTTTTGGAAGTTGTTAAGATCGGAAGAG